TTGGGCTAAAAATACAGCAGTCCTAAACTCTAGCTGTGAAAAATCTATCTCCATTATCTTGCCATCTTTAAATCTAGAAGTAATTACTTTACGGATAGGAAAAGTATTTCCTCGTGGTTGATTCTGAAAGTTAGGATCACGACTTGATAGTCTGCCTGTTGCTGTAACACATTGCATAAACTTAGGATGCAGTATGCTATCTTCATTTACATGATCTCTCATGCCATTAACAAATGTATTAAGATAAGTATCTATAGCATTGTACCTTATGATAAGATCTACAAACTCTTTTAAATCTCCTGTTGCTCGTAAGGATATCCTCTTAAGAGTTTCTCTATCTGTCTTGAAGCCACCATCTGCTACATCAGATACACCAACAGGTACCTGTGAAAATCCTGCTATCTTATTTAGTTCAGAGTAAACTAATCCTGTGCCCTGACACACATCACACTTAGAAAGATTCTTGTAGATGTCGCCATTAACTTTAACTCTCTGTATAGTACCATCACCAGTACAGGTGTCACATTGATTGGATATAGTTTTTTTTATACTGTTAGTATTAAACATCACTGCGTCTTTAAACTTTGCCTTAGAAAATACAGGACGTTTCTTTTTTCTTTTAGTATTCTTATCTATGCCTATATTAAATAGCTCTGACCATTTCTTCTTATCTGTTACCTTTCTAGAATATATAAGCCAAGATAATTGCTCACCACTTCCAGGATTTATAGGGGTATCTCCCATCTGTTCCCAAATAATATTCTTAATTCGTTGGGCAATAGTTCCAAACTCTTCTTTAAATTCTTTCTCTACTGCATCAAGTCCAGGCACATCTATGTGTATACCATTTCTCTCCATAGTTCCAAGCACAGGTAAAAATTCATTCATCATCTTAACAGACTTGAGTAAAACTTTATTGTCTCCCTTCTTAAAATCAGACATCTGCGAATCAAACAATGCTCTAGTAGATACTACATCCTGTCTACCATACTCTTCTATAATATCTATAGGTATATTCTCAAAAGAAATTTTTTGTTTCATGTAATCATCTACAGCATCAGACTTCTGTGCTATACTTCTTCGTTTGCATATCTCTTTTAATGACAATGGCTTACGCAATCCTCTAAGCAATACATACTCACCTATCATGGTATCATACAGCCTACCTTTATACTTGAAGCCAGACTCTAACAGCCAGACCAAATCAAACTTAACGTTGTGTCCTACCAACAAGGTTGTCTTGTCTAGTGTTTCTTGTAAGTCTTTGTGATTCTTTTGTACATCAAACTCACTGTCTCTGTGATAAAAAAAATAGTAGTCATCATTAGCACCAACACTAACTAACTTATTGTGTGGATTAAATGGTAACGGATCTGTCTTACCGTTGTGATCAACGAAACTTGTCTCTACATCTAAAACTGTAATCATACTCTGTACCTCGATAGTTGTGGTTCAATATTACAAGTGATCTCTCCGTGATAACCTGATATCTTATTCTTACTTATACACAATACTCGTGTAGTGTCAAGTGAATCAAGACTACCATGCTTACCTATACCTATGATCAAGTCTGCCTCTGCAGCTTTACCTGTCTTAGAGTTCTCCATCATATCAAATGATATACTTGTCTTACCATGTGCGTCTGCTGATGCTTGTGATATAGCTATGACACAACAGTCATGCCTCTTTGCTATCTCTCTTGCACCTGTGTACACAGCCCGTAACTTCTCATCTGTGCGTGAAAAATTACCAAGAACATTTACCTTATCTAACTGATCAATAATAAGTATGTCTGGCTTATGTTGCTCGCAATGATTATTAACGTCATCAATAGTCCAGTCAACAGTATCCATAAGTTTAACATTATCTTTTATATCCTTCCATTTATCTTTTGCTAATTCCATGTTGTCTACTATCTCATCTTTAGTCATGCCTGTATGAGCGTTAATGATTCTCATCTGTGTTCTTATAGCAGGCTCTTCATTAATTAATGCATGTACCTTTGCACCTTGCGATGCAAATCCCTGTAGTCCACCGACAAGATTAACCCAGAAGGCAGTCTTACCTGACTCTGGTCTAGCAAATAGTATAACTAAGTTACCTGCACCTATGCCTGGAACTTGCTCATGTAAACTTGGTAGATTAAATTGAAACTTTGTTTGTATCTCCAGACTATCCATTAGCTCTACTATATCATCCGTCACTGCTTCTTCCTCTTGTACTTCCTCTTGTGTCCCATCAAGTAAATCCTTGATATCATTGAAAGATCTGGAGTGTCCGTTAAATATATCTGTAGCTACTACTGCTACCTTGTGGGCAAGATTACGTTTGTGTACTGCACTAAGTATATCCTCTACTACATTCTCGTTGGGCTCTTCTTCATTTCTAATCTCATCTACCATAGATTGAAAGTTAATTCTTGCGGCTCGTGTTAGGGCAGGGTTATACTTTTCTAAATGTAAATCTATAAGTTCATCTATACTTAAATCTTTTGTATAGTCTGCGTGGGCTTTCTCTATTGTTGTAAAGACATTACCAAGTCCATTTGTAAATGTGGTCTTGGATACTTTAGCTTTGTTCTTGTCGTAAAACTTTTTCTTTAATAGAAGTTTTATTAGCTGTCGTTCTTGCATAGTATCTCCTTTATCATTGCGGGTCTGTAATATTTTAAATCTTCTTTTAATATGACAACCCTTGTTTTAAGTTTCATACTACCTAATTCTTTTGCTATGTCAAATGATTTTGTAGTTGCATCTCTGTCCAATGCAATGATAACTTCTTTAAATCTTTTTTGTATGATCGGAATAAAACTATCAGGCAAACTTGTACCCATCAGTGCAACTCCTGCAAAGTCTTGTGACACTGCACATGCAGACGCACAGTCCTCTACTAACACAGCAACATCACCTTCACCACATATGTAAGGGTAATCTTTGCTACCATACACATACCATTTAGGCATCATGTCGGAACGCATAGCTCTACCCACACCTCCAATAATACTATGGTCTTCATCTCTAATCATAAACACAGCCCTGTGATTTTGTGGATCGTATTGTATGTTAGCATTACGCTGGTTGTATGCCTCAAGGCAATTGTTTCTGCTTAAGTATTTAGCTACTGTGTGAGTAGAGTGGGCAGGTTGGAAGTGACTGGGCACCTTCCAAGTTATCTTGTCATTGTCTTTCTTCTTAATCATGTGTGTTATATCCTCCATTGTTTTCTCTGTGTCTATGATTCCCTTTGCATTACATGACGCACTAAAGCAGTACCACTTCATAGTGCCACTCTCTTTGGTTAGCTGTAAGGTATTGTTATGAAAGCAAAAAGGACAATCCATTCTTATAGATTGTCCTGTGTGTATGGGTATGTTTTTTATTACTTCTTTTTGTTCTCTGTAATTCATGCCTTGCTTATACCATGATTGCTGGCTTATGTCAAGTGATTATGAATTGTGCCCCAGCTCCCCTGCGGGACTGTCGCTCACTACCGAGACCAGGGCTTGGATCACTTTCTCTCGAGAACAGTATTCGCGATCCCGATTGTACTCTTAAGCCTCTCGCATACACCGAGACCAGGTGGTAGGTAGCGAACCTAACGCTCTCTAAAAGTACAATCGGCATAGCGATTGTGGGTGGGGGTGCCCAGTAGGCTTCAGATTGTAACTGGCTTTCGGTACCGTAACCTGCACCCCCATAATGTGGGGTAGGCAACGACCAAGCCCACCCCTTGAATACGAACACTACCTCTATAGCATGCTTAGTGTTTTATTATGCTCGTAATCAATATCGTATATTAACACTTCTTTGGTCGTGTGTCAAGTCCTAACCAACCATCTATAGCTTCTCTTACATGGTCAGGAATGTCTGTTCTACTTTGAGATATCAATTCAGTATCCCAAGAATCTTTAGTCTCGTGATGCCAACAGACACTTACTGCCCAGCTACTGGCTTTATTACAAGACCTCCAGTTTGCTGACTTCATATTAAATTGGTGACACTAGATAGTTTTAACTTTCTACCTTTAGGTGTCACCTCAACAGTATACATATTACCATTGAACTTAATCCATTGTAATCTAGATAGAGATACATTGATATACTTAGAGTTAACTGTGTCCCATACAATCATGTAGTCTTTAGGATCAGTAGTTCTTACACCACCCTTAAGATACTTAGTTACATTGAACTTACAGTTAGCTACTCTAGTGCTATCATCTTTCTTTATAAAGCAGGCAGAGAAAAACTTTGCTCCTACTCTCTTTCTTATTTCACCTTCAAAGTCTAGGCGTTTTATTGATTCAGTCATTTGACCTCCTTTGTTGTTGTTAATAAGCGAGGGAGAAATGCACGGATTGTGCGTTTTCATTCTCCCTCTATCTCATACACACTAGCTAGTGGAAGGCTCGTTACCTTACATAACGCATGAGAATATTTTAGCGAGAGTTGGGGAAGCCAATCCCATAAAACCTGCAATGTCTTACCATTGATGTACTGCCAAGATCATCTTCGTTTTAATACAGTCCACGAAGGCTTACGCTGGTACTCTCTATCAGACTTGTACTTGTACTTTTCAGCACGCCTGAATATCTTATAATAGCACGATCATATCGCTATGTCAATGCGTCTTAAATATCACTGGTTGTTTCTTCATTGCCCAGCATAGACCACAATCAGCACAGCTCTTAGCCTTGCCTGTCTGCTCTGGGCATACAACTCCCTTGTCTGCTACTTCCTCTGAGTTAGCTGACAATACATCTTGAATATAATCTGAGTATCGCACTGAGAATCTATCCCATTGTGCTGTGCGTATTCTATTTATCTCATCACCTATCGGTGTGTTGGGATGCCAATGGGTATAGCCCCAGATAGCAAGACCTGGAAATTTAGCAAGGCATTTCTCCCAGAACTTTACATAGTCTACTGAATAGAAATCACCAAGCACATGTAGTCTTACTAGAAACTTATCATGCTTCTTCTGTATCTGTGTCAGGTCTGCATATAGTTTCTGTGCTAGCCCTACACCATGTGATATCCTGTGTGCGAATGGCATGTTGTTGCCATAGCAATCGTTCCAATGACCGCAGGTACGAGGGCAAGTAGCCCTCTCCTCTAAGGTAAGAGTAAAGATAGGTCTGTCTTTGTGCATACCTACTGTTACTTTCTTGCCTAGCTTTTTATTCTTTACAGGTTTCAATGCTTGGTATGGATAGAACTCCACTACCTTCACCGACTTGGTGTATATGGTGTGACCACTGTTCATCTTGTCTAAAGATTCTTGTGAGTAATTCTTTTTCATTTGGTTATCCTATCTACAACCCAGAAAAAACAAGCAAGTAAGAATGTTATGATACCTGCTATGTTTAAGCGTCTGTCGTTTTGTTTTCTTCTTCTATTTTCTTTTTCTGTTTCCATACTTTCTCCTTGACATTAATTAAAATCCGTGCTATATGAACCTGTGGTTCCGCGGGGGGTCTATATACATTACAATGTTCTATAGTCTTTTAAGTATGCCTTCATCTTCTCAAAGTTTTTTTCTCTGTACTTCTTAGCATACTCTCCTTTTAATCTTTTCTTGTAAGCAATACCTTCGGGACTTTCTAAGAATTGTTTTCTTAGTGCCTTAAGATTTTTAATAGTTCTTCTCATACTATCCATCGCTTGTTTGCGATAGTATTGTTTCTGATAACTTTTTCTATCTGTCATAAATTACTCCTGTGTTTTCAATAGCTTACAAGTATATCCTATTAGCTCTACTCCGTCAAGGTAGGTACTAGGTACATCATATGTAATGCGTTCGATTGTTTCTAAATATTTGTAGTACTCATCACAGCCCACTCCTTGTTGAAGTGGTACTGCAATATCACCTGTGGATAACATTAGTATGATTACTAAAGTGCCCATTCTGTTTCCATAGTTTTTAGATTTGGTTTAGGGAATAGCTCATTGAATATTTCCAAAGCTCTAGCTTCAGTATATATTTCTAGCTTGTAGCTCTTGCGTTCTCTACAGTTCCAACGATACCATTTGTCAAAGTTCCAATCATGTGTCATGTCATGGTTGTATTCAAACTTTAAGTCCTGCCCCACACTCATAGTATACCTTCCAATCTCTTAGCCATAGCATCATAGTCTGGTAGATCTATCTTAACTTCTCGTTTCTTGCGAGGATTTTTCTTAGCTACCTTTGGCTCGGCTTTATGTTCTTCAATGACAGGTAACATCTGTGTTATGATCTCTGGTCTTTGTAAGAACTCAAGCATACAACTTTGTGAATGAAATTGAAACTCTATAGGATCACATATGCGTTCACTATATTTTACATAGTATCCATCGGGTTGGTTGTATCTGCTCATAGTATCTATCTCTAATGGCTCATCACTATTGCCATGCCACCCATGCCACCTATGTCCAGCTTCTGTTAGTATTTGTAGATGTACTTCAGCTTCATGTCTGGTAGCAAACACTTCATTCCTTTCTTCTAAATGGTAGTAATGATAGTTTGTATATCCAGTAGTGCCAAAGTATTGTTGTTGTTGTGTGTGAGCCATTCTCTTCCCACAATTTTTGCAGTAAATTTTAGGCTTACCATTCCTATCTAGTTCGGTCATTCGTTATCTCCTATTTGTTAATTGATACACCCATTATAAACATTTATGTATGTAAGTCAAGGGCTTGACATA